TTGGTGTATAAGGAGAACCATAGAACTTAATTCCATCTATATTTGTAAATCCATCTTCTAAATAGATAAGACCACGTTTTTCAAAGTCTTCTCTAGTTATTCTTTTTCTTTCTATACAGGTATCATGGTTACCCGCTACATATATTTTATACTTTACGGGTACTTTCTCATACCAATTTAAGAAGTTAGTTACTTCTTGCTCATTTCTAAATACATCATAGTAGTTAGAACAGTCTCCACTATGGACTACTACATCAATACCTTCCCAGGTAGAATCTGGAAAGGCATTATGGAATCCATGAGTATCACTAATGTGTAGTATTTTCATTTTAAAATATATATCTAATATTACTTGGGTTAAAAAATTCTGAGTATAAAGATACAAAATCTTTTACCATTTCTCTTTTTAGAGTGTGTTTATATCTAATATTATCAGGAGCATACTGGGAGTCTTTAGACTCTTGAATATCTGGTCTCCATAGTATAGATTGTACTTCTTCAGAACTACGCTGATGTTGATTTATATTATGTGTAAGGAATATGCATTCACACTTAACATCTGCACCTGCATCTTTAAGTTGTTGGAATAACTTACGGTATTCACCTAACCAACCATCTGCATATATAATAGGACTAAAGTTAATATGTACTTCCATGTATTGCTGTAATCTAGGAATTTCAGCTATACGACGAGCTATACTGTCTGTACCGGGTTCTAATACATTAGAGTAGATCTGAGGCATAAGACTTACCCTGATACGGTGTTTATCAGGATGAAATACAAATTTCTCATTAGGACGGAACATACTAGGATATTTAGTAGCAAATGTAGACTTAGCCATTGCATGACAGTCAAACCAGTCAAATACCTTTTGCCAATTATAATATTTAGTCATCAAAGCTACATCAGTACTGCAGCCTATATCTATAGTGTAATACTTTTCATCACACTGATTAGGAACTTTAGGCCATGGTTTATCTACTAGCCAATCATAAACAGAATGTAGAATATCATCTGTATTCTTATTAACATACACCTTATCATGATTATATCTACCTACATAGCAGTAGGACTTCATACAACCACCTAGGCATCCATAGATGAAGTTCGGACTAACAGCGTCCGAACTTCTCCCATTATCTCTTGTCTTTAGTGTCTTCGTAGACTGCTCTATTATTTGCATAGACCACTTTATTATCTTTAATACTAACCTTTACATAAGGTATTTTAAATCTCTTCCTTTTCTTCGGAGATATATCCTGCGTCAAGAAATTCTTGTCTGAGTTCTTCATCATTGTCTATTATAAGTTTTACTATTTCAGCGTCATGATCATCCATAGGATAATCATATATACATTGTCTATTTTTAATAAGACTTTCTAAAGTGACTTCACCCTTTATTACCATAAGAGCATGATCGTGACATGGTATAAAACCATGATTATCAAGTACTTGCTCTTGTGCTGGTGTTAGATTAAGATCTATTCTATTACAAAAAGCATCTATACAGCATTGAGGGTAGCCATAATACTTACCTTTTTCTTTCCAATGATCAATGTCTTCCTGAGTAACTTCAAGAAACTCATTATCATCTAGTTCATAGTTTACACATTGGTCACACATTACAGTATATTTTCTTTTAATAATATTGTTTCTACTGTACCAGTAAGAGCTTTAAGATCAGACACATTAGCTATCTTATAGTCAAACTTCCAATCATCAAGTCCTATCTCTGAAGGATGATTATTAATAGGTTTAACACCTGGTCTATCTACACGGATTACTAAACCTCCAGCATCTTTAATAGCTTGTGCTTCATTAGGAAATCTAGTATCTGTAATAATCCAGTTTGGATATTCAGGTTGCTCATCATCATTATAATCTATCTTTTTATAATCAGCCATAAGAGCATTAACCCATGCATTAGTATGTAAACCATTTCTAATAGCATCAGTACCTAGTTTTTGTAAAAAGTCTCTCACTGACATATTCCATTCAGATCCAAGCATAGTTTTCTTAAAGTCTTGATCTTCAAACTTTTCTACAGGAATTCCTGTAAACAAGTTAGCCATAGTCTTAAGTTTACCTGCCCATTTCTTTACTTCCCATCCAGATGCTTCTTCTAACCACCATTGATGTGTAAGAGGAAAATCTAATACATCTTCTAAAGATACATTACTAGGGATAGTTTGCAAATATTGAATGATAGTACCGACAGTGTCTTTCCCACTGCCGGCATATCCGTTTATTCCTATGATCATACTTATTCATTTGGGTTTATACCTTGTTCAAGGCAGTTAACAATTCTATCGTGTCCAGCTTTAGCTTCTTCCCATGTACAATATCTCCACATCTCTTCATCATACTCTCCACCAAATATCATGGTTTCAAATAAAACTGGTTTACCATCTGGGTCCCAGTTATGATCTAAATGTAAAAACACTGTAGATATTCTTTGGTCATTTACAACAGTATCTCCTATATGTTTAATAGGACTACGTAAATCTCCATTTAAAGGATACTCTCCTTCTGGTAGCATTTCTGTAGTATGGTCTTCATTTAACTTATACCATCTCATTGTTATTGGTTTTAGTTTCAGGAAATGGCAGAGAGTCTTTTAGCCACTCTGCTGCTTCTTCTTTGTTCTTTACCAGAGTCTTGGTTGACTCTATTCTTTCTTTAAATATCTTTTCTCTTTTCTTTTGACCTAAGGGAGCATCATTGCTAGTCATATGATAACCATTACAGTGACAACAGTAGTAATATCTACATTGCTTTACTTTACCTGCTCTTCTATTTATTCTTTTACCTGTTGTATCATAATATCTTATACCTGACTTGAGACTGTTTATAGCTTCCTTAGCTTCTCCAGGTGTTGGAAACCTAGACTTACCGGTTACTTTACATTTCTCCCTTACCATATTTATTACTAAGATGATTGTCTATTAATTCTACAATCTCTTCCATGTCTTCACTATTAAGATCATATAGTTGTTCTGTTAGTAGCATTACATAAACTAGATGGTCTTTATCTAGTTCCTTCTTTACTTCCATTGCACCACTTGAACTTGGTAGTAAATCACATAGATGATTTATAGCTAGCTTTACTTTCTGTACAGCATTACCTAAAGCGTATTTCTGTTTTTGGCTACTTACAGCTTTTGTAAATTCCAATCTAACTTCAATACACTTTAGATGTTGCAATACAGCTTTAAACACAGAGCCTATACTCTCTTCCATAATTTTATTATAAAAAGATTACACCATTGCTTGGTTCTAATTCTTCTTGCTCTTCTTCAATAGTTTCTACAAAATCTAATTCAGGTTGTACATATTTCTTAATGTTACCATATTGGTCCACAAAGAAACCATGTAGCTTCTGATGATCTGATAGATAACTCATTGGATGTGAGTCTTTTAAGGCTAATGTAATATGATTGTATAGTGTCCATGCTGAATCAGCAGGAGCGTTATAGGTATGTGTTGGAGTTTCTAACTCACGCTTAACAATACCAACTTGAGAAAGTGTTAAAATATCTTGCTCTATCAGCAACTGGCCTACAATAGCAGCCTGCTGGCTTTTTGTAAGAGTGATATCTTTTAGCATATCTTTATCTTTAACTAACTGATCATAGAATCCTTTAGCATTAGCTATCTGATGTCTAATAGTATCAGTGGCTTCCTGTAAAGCATTGCCTGTATGTTTTCTTGCATAGTTAGATAAGTCTCCAGATACTACACCATTCATACAGATAAATACTTGGGCTCCAACTGCACATTTAAACTTCATCATTTTATTGTACGAGTTAGACCATGCAAACATAAGTCCCATGTCTTTGTCATTACCATAATTTAAATGATAGATACCTTGTGCTACTTCACCGTTTAAGTTAGTCTTGTATATTTCTTTAGAAACCTCAAACCCTGCAGCCTGAAGTTCTTTTCTTGTTTCGTCTATAATATAACCATGAGGTATAACTGTATAAGTTTTACCATGATTAGGAAGTACCGATGCTCTGATACGTTGTTCTGTTGTAAATTCTGTCTTGATTGGCATTTTGTTTGATTTTAAAATAATGATAATTGTGTGAAAGAGCAATGCTTAACTTTATTAATCTGCTCTATTTGCTTATATATGTTTTCTAAATAGTAATCCATGTCTATATCATAGTTTTCAAATGGTAAACTTGGATCTATTTCATTAACTACTTTCTGCATCCACTGGCCGGCTTCTACTTGCATTTCTCTACCGTCTGGATGACATTTTATAATTTTGTTACCTGTCTTAGTAACATAGTATCTAACAATCTTTTGTAGTTTATTAGTTACTAATTCTCCTTTTACAAGACTACGCTCTTCATAATGCCAACCACCTTTAGCTTTTACACCTGCACAGTAATCATAGAATGATTTGTTCTTTGCTAGAAACTCTTCAGGGGCTATACCATTTACAAAGTATGCATAGATTGCTTTTGGTATTATAAGGAAAGACTTGTTTTTATGTAGCATAGCTACTTTCTTCTTTTCAAGATCTTCCCATTCAAAACGGCCTTTACATTTTACCTTTCCATTTTTGTATACAGCAATGTAATTATTTACATCACCGATAATCATTTTAGAATACTCGTCATGTTCTAAGTTGAGCTGCGTTAATTGCTGCCACTTATCACATACTTCCATATACTTAGGAATCAATGAGTTAGGTATCATCATTTCTAGACCATCTGTATTTTGCATAAGAGGAATACCTTCAGGAATCTCTAGACATAACATCTCATACAGCATTGATAGTAATAACTGACCGTTAATTGTAATCTGCATAGTCATCTTAGGGTCATATAGAAACGAGTTCTCGTCACCAGTAAGACCATATGTACTATTCAGAATAATCTTATATACATAATTCTTTGGATCTGTCTTTGGTATCTTTTTTCTCTCTTCAAAGAACCATTCATACAGGTCCCCAAATTCTTTCTGAGGTAAGTGCTCAGGATGAAATTTATTCTTAATAGCTAGATTAGGATAGAACGATGTTACATCTGATGTCATGATAGTCCATCCTGGTTGAGCTTCATACACTCCAGAGTCTTTAGCACCATGGATACCACCAAGACCATAGTCAGTCTTTACACCTTTATAATCAAGCGTAAACTTTAACTTGTCTTTAGTAGATGCAACTACCTTAGTTCTAAAGTAGTCATGCACTTTCTGAAATTCTGGAGTCTGGAATTTTACATACGGGAGTATACACTGTCCGAGATATATCTCATCTCTTTTAGTTCTGAGTCTTTTAATCTCTGCTTTATCCCATCCTAATTTCTTTTCAAGGAAAAACAAGAATAACTCTTTAGAGATTCTAGGCTCAGATGCTGAGTATAAATCTATACCGTATTCATTAGTAAGAGTCTTTCTTAACTCTATTTGCTCTTTAGAATGCTCTAATATCTTTTTAGTAGATAGTACATCATTAATACAGTATGTAACGATGTCCTGCAGCTGTTGCTGATTTTCAACAGGTTTGCTATGATGATGTGGCATCTCTTCTACATTACCCCAATCCATGGAGTACTGTATCCACTTAAGGCTACTCATCTTAGCTTTATTATCCCAGTGATTCATTTTAAATAAATCTATCTGGCGGATCTTTAACTGTCTTGGAGCAAACTCTTGGAATTCACCACGATCAGATCGGGTAATAATATCTTGAGCTAATTTATATAGATACGTAGCTACTTCTAAACCATTATTAATAGCTAGAAGAGCACGTTGATTTTTAATAATGTGTTGAGAGATCTGAGCATCAAATGCTAGACCATTATAAGATATGTGCCACTGATTAAGCTGGACACATTTATTAAGGAAGTCAATAAACTTAGGTAGATCGTTTTGATCTTGATTGATGATAAATATCTCACTGATACTATCATCTTTATAGTGTTGGAATACACCTACAAAACAATTTGTTAGGGTCTCGTAGTCCATTACCCAATGTGTAGGCATGTCTTTTTTCATATAGTACGGTTCAGTTAAGCTGTCCCCCCTTGGTTTAAAGCTGAAAAAAGGGGAGATTTCTCTCCCCTATTCCAGTTGTTTTGGGTTAGATTATACGGTCACAATACTGCTTGGTGCAGTCTTAGGTTCTTCTACAAAGTATTGAGCATAATCAAAGCTATCAGCATTAATAGCAAACATCTTAATAAAGTTTTCTACTTCACTAACGTTTTCTACATAATACTCATAGAATGTTTCTAATGTCTTACGCTCTTCTGCGTAATCTTTACCATTAGCTCTTCTTCCAATTTTCATTGTCTGAGGATCACCAAACTCATTAAGCTTGGCTAACATGTGTAATGATTCTTTTTTCTCTTTAGAGATAACAGCTAACACTTTATTATCAGCATCAAAGATAGCCTCATTATAAGGGCAGTCTGATAATGCAGGTATTAACTTAAATGTTTTCTTACTTCCCCATGTTGAAGTAACTAACAACATTGATTTATTCATATTTGGTTTTTTACAAAATTAAGGAGTCTTCTCCAATAATTCCAAATCTTTTATTGGAATTTTTAAAGTTTCTTTTTCTAGGTTACAAGCATCACAAAGCTCTACATTCTTTTTAAGAACGTCAATATCCACATCTAAAAGCTTGGCATATACTCCGTGGTACTTTTCTGGGTATAAATAAGTTTCCATATACTTATATTCTGAAGATGTCTCTCCATAATAAGCTTTGATGGCTCTTTTTAATACAACAGAAAGCTGTGAGTATTTACCTAATAGAAAGTTAAACCAATCATCTTTATACATATCAAAGTTAAATATATAAAGTGTATAGTCTTTAACATCTAGTTTACTTTCAAATAAAGGATTAGTGAGAAGCATTTGTGTTTCAAATGTTTTAAATCCTTCTGTATCAGTTGGTTTAAATGCTACTATTAGTTTCATATCCTCAGGATCTATCTTTCCCTCAAGAGAAAGATAGGTTCCTGTAGGAGTAATATTACTAGTACGTCTTATACCAAGTGCCGGATATAGAAATGATCGTGACTTTTGAAAATACTTCCCATAAAGGCTTTCTATCATATTTTTTCTTTATAATGTTACAGAGCCCGTAGCAAATTCATATGGTAGTTCATAGCTTCTATTAGTATAGTGCCATGTTGCTTTTTCTATCACACTGAAGAATCTCTCTAACCAATCACTATATGTAGTGCTTGATATTGGAAATGCATACGTTTGGAATGCTCTATCAATAACTACAAAATGGAATTTAACGTTATACCCTTTATCTATCATTTCTTTATAGATTGTAGTAACCATTGCTAAATAAATAGTTGCCTGCAACCAATAAGAATAGAACTCTACGCTTTCCGGGAAGTCTTTTAAATCTTTACTAGTAGTCTTAATATCATTTACAAATATAATCTTTTTGTCATGATCTATAACAAGATTATCTATAATTCCTTTAAGACCAAAAGGTTTATCTACTAATTCTATCTGTACAGGAATCTCATTGTGAACTTCCATATTACTAAAATCATTAATATTAGCTCCAATTAGATCTGAGATAGACTTATTAGCCTTAATTAAATCTACTGCATTTTTACAATAATCAAAAGTTTCTTGATCAATTAAAGTTTTATTTCCTTTAATCTTAAGAAAATCCCAATAGTTAAGTGCTTCTGCAGTAATTACTTTTTCTACACGTTGTTGATCTGTCTTAAGATTTTGAAAGTAATTTATATCTTTCATTACATCTAAGATAGCACCATCAAATTCTTCTAACTTAGTACGAGTATCACCGTCTTGAGCTATTTCAGCATGATGATTATATACTCTATCTACTATTATTTTGATGTTATCACCAGGGAGTTTGCCGGGGCTAATAACAAACTGGTCATTAAACTTCTCTTCTTCTAAAAGAAGTGCGTGGATAATCTTACCTTGTATTAAGTGTGCATCAGTACGTTCTTCTTTATTGCCTAGAACATACATCTGATAAAATACTGCAGGATTCCACATAAGCTTATTCAAGCTACTATAAGAGAAGTAAAACTTCTTACTATAAAAATCATCTTGTAATTTGATGATCGTATCTTCCATTAATGCTTCTAGTTCCATCCTTCTGATGTTTCTTGTTTTAATAATTTCTGAGCTGCTTCACAGATCATCATACCTGAAATTTGATTACCCCTATCAAGTCCTTGTTCTATACAGAATTCAGGGTACTTTTCATAGAAAGAATGTGCTACATCTCTCCATGTATAATCATCATCACATCTCCACTGTCTAACATCTGACGTCATATCAGCTGTCATATTATCTTCTATTTTTTGCATAGCTGCATCCCAGTGTTTTTTAAATTCTACTCTTGCTGCAGCCAATTCAGGGTCATTCCATACTGTACTAAATTTAGGAGTACTATCCAATTCTTGATTATCTTCCATATTATTGGTTTATTATTTTGAAGGCCATAATCCTAGCTCTATAAGTTTTTCACTCATACGTTGCTGAGATCTAGTATCTACTGTCATTGCTTCCTCATACTCAAGGAAGTGAACTAATTCTTTAATTAGATCATTACAGTTTTTAAGCTTTTGAGTTATACTTGTTAACTCTGCTTGACAGTCTTCAGCTCTAAAACTGTCTCTATGTAAATCGTCCATGTTACTTTTGTTTTTCAAGTTTTGTTTTAGCATCATGGCATTTCTCACATAAGACCTGTAAGTTATCTTGTTCACAGAACAATCTATCTACAAATCCTGGAAGGTCTGCCCCACAGTTTAAACTACCTGCTCCTACTATATGGTCAACGTTAATACTTTTTTCTGGAAACCATCTATGACAATTATTACATTCATATTCAAACTTCTGTCTCTTATTAGGACCTTTATAAGGTCTACGAGCTTCTAGCTTACATTGTGTAATAGGTTTCCACCATCTAGACTTCTGTCTGAGTGTACTACGTATAAAACTCCAAAAAGCAGATTCTGTCATTGTACCAGCATTTCTAGTCTTTACAGCTTTACTAACTCTTTTGGTTGGTTTCTTTTTAGTTGCCATTATAGTTTTTTATTTATTAAAGGAACTAGTCTATTTCTTACTTCTTTAGCTCCATAGTCTTTTATTGAGTCAGATAAGTCTTTACTCATAGGAAGAAGAAGTATTTCCACTGCAGGATAAGTAGCTTTATACTTTTCCATGGCTTTAATACCTGCTTCATCATTATCAAACATTACAATTACTTTCTTATACTCTTCAATAAACTTTTCCATAGTGTCTTTCTTTATCATAGAATTCTCACTATCTGGAGCTACAATATTTATATTAGATAACTTAAGGGATCTAAGAGACATCATATCTTTTAGACTAGATAATACTATCAGATAATCATTGTCTTCAAGATGTTGCTCACCCTGTAAATAGTCTTTGATTTTTAAGAATTTCTTATCAAAAGTTTTAGGCTGGTATATTTTATAAAGCTCCCCGCCCTTAGTAAAATAACCATATATATAGTTACCGCTAATGACTAGTTCTTTATCATCTTTTACCATTGTATAATATGCCAAAGGTCTTACACAATACTCTTCTAATATTCTAGATCCAATATTAAACTGTGTCCAGAAATACTGATCCTGTGTAGTCCATTGCCTAAAAGCATATTTATCTACTTTATATTTAGATTGTTCCTTAAACTCTTTTACATCGTATCCACCATTATTGTGTAATACAAAATCATTATAAGCTTCTACAATTATTGTACAAGCTTTATGATATGATAAGTTCTCTATATCTTTTACAAGATCAATTGCTGAACCACCTTTACCAGTTGAAAAATCTTTATATTTATACACTTTAGACTTTAAATCAAAGTATATACACATACTAGGAGTACGTTCTTTAGAATTAAACAAACTCTTAATTTTTATATCTTGCCCACTAAGCTTTTCTTTAAGCTTACAGAAGTGTTCAAATATCCAAGGTGTTGGTACATCTTTTACATCATGTACCAGATTTTTAGTTTTAAACATGAGCTAAGGTTTAAAAAATTGGGGGAAGTAGAAACCTCCCCCTCATATTTATGTATATATGAAAAAGAAAGTTTACATATTAAAGTCATCGTTAACAGGCTCAAAACCAGCTACTGGCTTGTTCTGCAATGCTTTATAATGGTATTGATTATTCTTATCAAACTTCTCTAATTTAGTTTCATCTGCATTTGCAAACTTAAACTTAGGAAGTGACAACTTAACAATTGTTTTTCCATTATACTCTTCTTCTTGACCCTTAAGGAAGAAATATAAATTCTTACCTTTTAATAACTTAGATACTTGTGCAACCCAGTCTTCAATACTAGATGCAGCAATTGTATCTAACTCATCTTTTAAACCCAATTCTACAGCAATGATGCTAAGTTTCATCATGATCTCATTCTTAGACGGGCTTGTCTCGTTATAAGAATCAATCCACATACTTGCAGATACTCTTGCTGATTGTCCTGTAAACTTAGGACCACTGTCGTTACCTTTTTCTATAGACCATCCTTCAAAGTTTTCTAACGCAGGTCCCTCTAAAACTAATTCTAGAGATTTCTTTCCTGTGTTTTTTGACTCTCTTACTGATGCACTAAAAATGTGTGCATAAACTACTCCTGGTTGCAGAGACTTCTGTACTCCACCACCTTGTTTTACTTCTTGTCCTTTTGTACTAAACATACTGTTTGTTTTATAAATGTGAAACGTTTAAACTAATTTTCAAAATCTGTTATTGCTTTCTTAACTAAACCTAAATCGTTTGGTATCTCAAAGGTATCAAACATTCCTTTAGGTGACTTACATGTATTATCACCTGTAGTCTGAGTTTCAAAAACATATCTAATAACATCATCTTTACCTTTCTTTACCTTACCATATAGCACAATAGAGAAAAGACCTTCTAAGGTAAGCTTTTCATCAACCATTTTACCGATTGTTTTAGCTTTTAATTTTCTCTTACCGTCCATATCAGTAGATTCTTCAGCATGTGTTAAAAAGAACACTGTTAAGTCATCTCTCAAATCTTTAGGCATTCTAGCTATACGAGCTAGACCTGCACCAATCTGAGTAAATTTCTCATAGCCCTTCTCGTCTACTCTTTCAAAAAACTCAAATGAGCTCATGTACTGAAAATCATCTATTACTATAGTTTTGATTTCAGGACGCTTATCATTTATGTACTGTAATGCTGCATGTATATGCTGTGTACCAGACTTATCATACATGTTTCCTGTTGGATTGTCTTTAGACCAAAGTGTATACTTTGTTTTCCAACCTTTAAATGGTAGCGGTTTGTTAGCTACATTAATAATGAATGTTTCCTTCGGGTCCAGTGTCTCAATAGCTGTAGACTTACCTGCACCTGACTCTGCAATAATTAATACTCCTTGTGCCATGTGATTGTTATTATATGTTATTTAGATTTTATAAGCTCGTTTAACCAAGTCTTGGCACTTACAGGTTTACCTGTATGAATAGCATAGTAGTCTCTTATAGTCATTTCACTATAAGGAGCATCTGCCATTTCCATAGGAGCTGGTGCTTTGTATATGTGCACATCCTTTAAAACAGGATTAGGATTGGTTGTAAATACGTTCTCTGTACTTTCAACAGCGGCATACTTACTGATTGCAATAGATTGAGGATTAACAGATCTCAATTGTTCAATAGGAACTAAATAAGAACCTTTCTCATTTAACTCATACTCTTCTTCAAAAGCTGAGTTATATGGGATTCTATATACTGTTCGTTTAGGATCTACTGGATCTAGTTCTCTAGTAACTAATTCAAAGTAGAAACCTTTTTCTTTCTTAAATTCTGATGAGAAAATACCAACTACAAGAGTACCTTGTTTATTATGAAATGGCATTTTCATATTGAAGTCTGTGATACTAATACCAAGATCTTCAATTAACGTTTTATGGTAAGTACGTATAGCATCTAGCTTGCTACGCTTCCATTCTTTTTTCTGCTCTTCTGGAGACTGTAAAAAATTAAAATCTGACATAGTGTATAATGTTAGGGTTGGAATGTGTTTTGTGTTGTGAATGTTTGATTCTGCTGCTGATTTCTAGCAGAACGTCTCTGATATGTACCTGTAGGATTTTGAGAAGCAAACTCTGCTACTTCTACTAATTTCTGTCTATTAAAATTAGCATCCATAAATAATAAGTTATTATCATCAGAACCGTTTCTTACTTTAAGTAAATGCATAAAGATATGATTCTTTTGAACATCATACTCTTTAGGACCATATAAAGGTATATTAGCTTTGAATGGATTATTTAAAGCAATCAATATATCTGATCCTTGCATAAGAGCGTCTCCGCCAAATACATCTGATGATACTGGATAGTTACCAATTTTACCTGGCTCTTTTCTAGATGGCTCATCAATTGTTCTATTTAACTGAGTAATCATAAAGATGATAACAGGAAGTTCTTTCTTAACTTGCATTAATGCTTCTACAGTGTTATACAATGTAGCAATCTTCTCTTTCTCATCTGGTGCTTTTTTAATTAGCCAGCTATGATCTATAGTTACTATTAAAGGCTTACTGCCAAGAGCAACATAAAATTGTTTAATGGCATCTACTATCTCTCTATTGTTAATAGGATTATTAATCTGTAATCTATGTATTCCTATACTTTCTAATGCTTCTGCTTCTTTAATATAATTTAATAATAGATTATAGTTAAAGTCATCAAGAGCTTTAGTAGTACTTAAGATTTCATTATAGTCAAGAGCAGTCTCTGCAGCAAAGGCTCTAGAGCCTGACTGTTTAGCTCCCATCTCAAATTGGAACTCTAAAATATTAAAATCTTGTGTAGGATTTAATTTACGAGCTTCTCTTAAAATTTGACTTACAATAAGTGTTTTACCTGCACCAGGTCTTGCACCAATTGTAACAAGAGAGCCCCATTCTATACCATTGACACCTGCTTTATTAAGTCCAGGCCATGGTGTAAGTAAAGATTTGATATTACCTTTACGTCTATCATCTACGTACTTAGCTGTTTCTTTTAAGATCTCTGAGTACTTTCTAGCTCCGTAAGGTCTTTCTTTTGCATCAGACATTATACAGAGGTTATAAGTTTATTAAGATCTGTTCTTACTTCGTTTAAGACTTCTAGCTTAGCTTCTAAAGTTGCTTTAGCTATTAAGTTTTCTGCAGCTAATTTGAAACCGTCTAGGCTAATTCCGTAAACTGATTTCTTTTCATTTAGGGGAAGGGTGATCTGATAGAACATTGATTCTATCTCTTTTTCATAATTTTGCATAATGTAGTTTTGTAATTTTGAGGGATGTAAAGTTAATACATGTAAAGTCAGATTCCAAGAAATAACTAAACTATTTTTAAATATCATTTAGTATTTTAGGATTATCTATAATAGCTTGACAAGTATCCGCTAATTTGGAGGTGTCATTCTTCATTATAAAGTAACTACTTGTTACCATAAATTTAAATCCTACCTTCTTATAATAATTTACGTAATAATCTGTAGCATCTAAAATTAATTCCCAATCATACTGTGGATACTTTTTAAAGAATTTTACAAATTTATCTGCTAACTCAGATGGACTTTGCCTACCTAACTCTTTGGAAGGTAATCTCTTATCAGGGAACATTTCCCTATATTCATTAACATTTTTCATAAAGTCATCACCTAAAATTTGTTTAGTAATTTTGGTTTTAGTCTTCTTTAAAAACGTCTCAAACTCATCTAAAATATATATAGCTC